CCCACAATTTTTAAGACAGGCACATACGCTAGGCTTGCGGCAAGCACCACAGTTACCGTCACTATTACGGCTCACGGCTTGACTACAGGCGATAGAGTCTTTATGGACTTTACTACTGGTACGGCAGTGGATGGGGTCTATGCGGTGACTGTAACAAACGCAAACGTCTTTACGGTAACAACTGCAGCGAGCACTGCAACTAGCGGAGCCATAACGTTTTATAGTAGTATCTTGTTAGAGCTTGACACGTTCAACATTGTTGGTTTACCGGTGCTAATTCCCGGTGAAGGCATATACTGTAAAAACGGTATGTTTGTAGGTGTCGGCGGTTCTGTAACAGCAACGGTGTTTTATGGCTAAGAGTCCAGCATGGCAACGCAAAGAGGGGAAGTCCGAAAAGGGTGGCTTGAATGCCAAGGGGCGGGCTTCGTACAACGCGGCCAACCCCGGGAAACCCGGATTGAAAGCACCTCAACCCGAGGGCGGCTCACGGCGCGACTCCTTCTGTGCAAGGATGAGTGGCATGAAGAAGAAGCTGACCAGCGAGAAAACGGCCAACGATCCAAACTCACGCATCAATAAGTCTTTGAGAGCGTGGAACTGCAAGGATGGGGGCTATGTAACTGCGGCTGATGGCTGCGCTACAAAAGGCAAGACAAAAGGGCGGATGGTATGACTCAGCATGACACAGCTAAAGCAGTTGCAGATGGCGCGGCAGTCTTAACAACTGTCGGCGTTATGGCTACGTGGCTTCCGCCTTTGGCTTCTCTGTTCACGATCATCTACCTTGGTCTTCGTATCTGGGAGTCCGACACGGTTCGTGAAATGACTAAACGCAAGAAGGCAGATGATGCCATCGACGAGTAAGAAACAACACAATTTCATGGCTGCGGTGGCTAACAACCCATCGTTTGCTAAGAAAGCAGGAGTCCCACAGTCTGTGGGCAAGGATTTTACAACTGCGGACAAGGGCCGCAAATTTTCAAAAGGTGGTGATACTATGGCTTCCAAAATGAATCCCGGCTTCATGGCAATGATGGCTAAGAAAAAAGGCGCTCCTGCTAAGAAAATGGCTGGCGGCGGTATGCCCATGAAAGACGGTAAACCCGCTTTTATCGGTGACGGCAAGGGCATGAAACACGGCGGTATGGCCGGTGGCGGTTCTGCCTCCAAGCGTGCTGATGGCGTTGCTTCAAAAGGCAAAACCAAAGGCACGATGATTGGCATGAGAATGGGCGGCAAAGCCTGCTAAGACGTCATCATGGCAACCGTAAAACCCACAGGTAATGTAGTTAAGTCTTTAAAGAAGGCTGGGTTTTACGGTGCAAGTGAACCCAAACGGCTGGCTATTATTAACAAAGTTACAACCAAACCCCAGCGGATAAAGATGGTTGACAAGATGTTTTTAGCCAAGAAAGTTAAAGGCGGTACAAAATGATGGCCAGTCGCGGTATGGGGGACATCTCCCCCTCTAAGATGCCCAAGGGTAAGAAGAAGGCTCGTCGGGATGACACTGACTTTACCCAGTACAAAGAGGGTGGGAAGGTCAAATCCAAGGTAAACGAGGCGGGTAACTACACCAAGCCTGAGTTACGTAAACGGATTTTCAACAGCGTAAAAGCTGCTGCAGTACAGGGTACAGGTGCAGGCCAGTGGTCAGCTCGTAAGGCTCAGCTAATGGCCAAGCGCTACAAAGCCGCAGGTGGTGGCTATAAATGACATGGTCAAAAAAGTACAAAGCGTCGATTGATTGCGACAACCCCAAGGGGTTTTCACAGAAGGCGCATTGTGCTGGGAAGAAGAAAATGGCAAGTGGTGGATTAGCTAAACCGCAACAGTCTCTCAAGGACTGGGGCGACCAAAAATGGAGAACCAAAAGTGGTAAAAAATCTTCTGACACTGGTGAAAGATACCTTCCAAGCGCTGCGATCAAAAGTCTCAGTCCTGCTGAGTACGCTGCGACGACCAAAGCCAAGCGTGCAGGAAAAGCCGCCGGAAAACAATTCGTAGCCCAACCTAAAACGATTGCAAAGAAAACGGCAGGCTTTAGATGACCACTTCAGGAACCACAGCGTTTAACCTTGACCTCACTGAGTTGGTTGAGGAAGCGTTTGAACGCGCTGGTTCGGAGTTGCGTACGGGCTATGACTTACGTACAGCTCGTCGTTCATTGAACTTAATGTTTGCTGATTGGGCAAACCGTGGTGTCAACATGTGGACGTTTGAGCAGGGTACGATTAACCTGACTCCGGGTCTAAACAATTACGCACTACCCGTAGATACGGTGGATCTACTTGAGCATGTGATTCGCACGGGCGCGGGAAGCGCATCTACGCAGGCTGACCTGACCATCACACGTATTAGTGTTTCTACGTACGCCACGATCCCCAACAAGTTGCAACAAGCCCGTCCTATTCAGGTGTGGTATCAGCGTTTGGATGGCCAGACTTCTTCTATTGGCACCACGCTTAACGGCGGTATCACAGCCACGGCCACCACAATTACGTTGACTTCCACCGCAGGGCTTCCCGCCACGGGGTTCTTGTTGATTGAAAACGAGACTGTCCAGTACGGTTACATCTCTGGCAACGTGCTTAACAACTGCTTCCGTGGGCAGAACGGCACGACTGCCGCAGCACACTCAACTGGCGTGTCTGTATACACGCAGAATCTGCCCTCTGTGACCCTCTGGCCAACCCCAGACAACAGTACAACGTATCAGTTTGTTTACTGGCGCATGCGCCGTATTGATGATGCTGGCGGGGGCGTACGCACAATGGATGTGCCTTTCCGCTTCCTGCCCTGTATGGTGGCAGGCTTAGCCTATTATTTGGCTCTTAAGATTGAAGGTGGCGCTGAGCGCTTGCCTGTCTTAAAACAACAGTACGATGAAGCTTGGCAATTGGCCGCCGATGAAGATCGTGAGAAAGCTTCGGTTCGCTTTGTTCCGAGGCAACAGTTTATTGGTAGCGGTACGTAAATGGGCAATCGGTTTGCTTCTGGTAAGAACAGTATCGCCATGTGCGATAGGTGCGGCCAACAGTTCAAATTGACGGCATTACGTAAAGAGATTCAGAAGACAAAGATTTATAATCTGCTTGTGTGCCCGCAGTGTTTTGATCCAGATCAGCCGCAGTTGTTGTTGGGTATGTACCCAGTAGATGATCCGCAGGCTGTGCGCAACCCGCGCAAGGACACAACGTACGTTACGGCAGGTGTAAACGCTAGTGGTAGTTTGACTGGTGGTTCTCGAGATGTTCAGTGGGGGTGGAACCCTGTTGGTGGGTCAAGTAATTTTGATGTTGCACTAACGCCAAACTACTTGGTGGCAACGACATTTGTTGGTACAGTTACGGTTACAACGACATAAGGAGTCGAACATGGACGCAAAGAAAGCACTTAAATCACACATGGCCAAAGGCATGAAGTCTGCACATCCCGATGCTGCAGTTAAAAACATGCGAGCCGGTGGCAAAACGCCTACAAAACTTGCCAAGGGCGGTAAGACCAATGAGATGATGATGCAGTATGGTCGCGGTATGGCCAAAGTTAAGAATCAGGGGAAATAACATGGCTAAGATAAACAATCTATCCGCTTCTGCGTATGCCAAGCCCCACACCATGAGTGGTAAGCCTGTTGTTCCATCTACAAACCCCGGCATCCCCCCTAACCGCAGTAAAGCCGACACCGTTAACATGTCTATTGGCAACATCAGCAAGGCTGCTGGTAACGAAACCACTAAGACATCCGGTATCGTCACTCGTGGTAATGGTGCGGCGACCAAGGGAACTATGGCTCGTGGGCCAATGGCATAAACATGGACAGAACCGCGCTATATAACGCAATACAAGCGTACACGGAGAACACGGAAGCAGATTTCGTGGCTAATCTTCCCGTGTTCGTTACGCAGTCTGAGCAGCGTATCTATAACTCGGTTCAGTTCCCTTCGATTCGCAAAAACGTGTATGGGCAGGTAACGGCAAACAACAATTACTTGCAGTGCCCAACGGACTTCTTGGCTGTGTACTCTTTGGCAATCATTACTGGTGTAGTCAACGGAAATTTAAATACAGGTACGTACGAGTACTTGTTAAACAAAGACGTTAACTTTATCCGTCAAGCGTATCCCACACCCAATGAGACAGCCCTGCCTAAGTACTATGCTTTGTTTGGCCCCCGCTCAGACAATGCAGACGAGCTAACGTTTATCCTTGGCCCAACGCCTGACTCGGCTTATTTCACCGAACTTCACTACTACTTCTACCCCGAGTCAATTACAACTGCGGCAGATGGCCGTACATGGCTTGGTGATAACTTTGATACGGTGTTGTTGTACGCATCTTTGGTTGAGGCTTACACCTACATGAAGGGTGAAACCGACATGATGCAGTTGTACAACCAGAAGTTCATGGAAGCTCTTGCGTTGGCTAAACGTCTGGGTGATGGTATGGAGCGTCAAGACGCATATCGTTCTGGTCAGTTCCGTCAGAAGGTAACTTGATATGTCGATTATCCAAACCCAGACCACCAGTTTTAAGGCGCAGTTGTACCAAGGTATCCATGACCTGACGACTGACGTTATCAAGATTGCCCTGTATACGGCTAATGCTAATCTAAACGAAGACACAACCGTCTACAGTTCAACCAATGAAGTACCTAATACAGGCACTTACTCTGCTGGTGGGGCGCAGTTAACACCTATCACGGTATCGTCTTCTGGGTACACAGCTTTTGTAGGCTTTCCAAACATCTCGTGGAATGGGGCAATCACCGCAAGATGTGCGTTGATTTACAACGATACGGTTGCCGGTAAGCCTTCGATTGCTGTGTTGGACTTTGGGTCTGACAAAACATCCGTTGGTACATTTACAATCACCATGCCAGCAAATACCGCTACGGCGGCTCTCATTCGTAGTTCTAACTAAGGAGTCATCATGACTATTGAAAAAACCAAAGCCACCGACGTAGTTTCTGGTGGCCTATCTTGCAACACCAAAGCCGCTGAAGCTGCACAAGCTTCTGGCAAATACCACGTTGAGT